CCCGAAATTGATTGAATGTAGTTGTATAAAAGCCGCTGGTATCAACTAATTTACGTAGGCTACCTGGTGTCGATTCTGATCCGATTTTCATATGAGCTTTTGTAATTTCTGCAGTGACGTATAGATCATTCATGTTAATACGCGCTACGAGGTTACTCGAATCATCGAGCAGTAAAACTTCGATTCGACCCATTTCCTCTATACTTTTGGACCTCAGATTTACCCATGCTTCCATTTCAAAATCTTGAATAGGGCCACCAGGAATGTTTTTCTTGGCAATTGCACCATAAAAACCTTTATCTTGTCCGTAATCTTCGCAATACAGCGCATGTCCGTCTTTCACCTTAAAACTACCAGTACCGTTCATGTCTTCGAATTTCCCTGTTACCGGAGTCCAACCTATTACTTTAGACATATCATCCCATAGAACACGTTCTCTGGATTGTACGGGCTTTTCCTCAGCTGAAATAGGGTATCCAATCCTGAAATAATTACGCTCATTTGGGTATTTCCCAAACCAAACATCTAGAAAAGTACTTGGTTTTTTTGCAGTAATCTCAATGTATGCAGGTGTTTCAGCTTCTACGCTGCCTCTATTAATAAAGTTAGCTGTAGTTTCGGTCGACCAACTTTGTACAAAAGGAATTTTATTAACCGGGCCTAATTTATATGGCATAGGCGCTATAAAAGTAACTACTCCTTTTCCGCGATTAACTAGCTCATCAGCATCAAAGTCACCATCCACAACCGCCATATATGTTCTATCAGGTTCGTCATCAAAAATTAATTCGCATTCTTGTGGTGTAACTAACCAATCTGCTAAATCTTCCTTAACCTTTTGTAGATCAGCGATATTTTCTGCTCTAACAATAAGAGGTACGTCAATTTGACGTACCTCGACTTCTGTATCAAGTAAAATCGCTCCGGGTTTTCCAGGAGTAGTTAAGAAATTTCTCTTTATAGGAGCCCATGCAGGACGCTTTCTTCCAACAGGCATTAATATATAATCTTTACGTTTACCATTAAACGAAAAGCTTTGATATTTTTCCATGCAATCACTCCTTAAAATCTACGTTTCTGTTCTTCTTCGCGTGTTGTAAATTCTTTGTAATGTGGGTACGTAACATGAGCCACTTCACGACTATCAATCATACTCGTTAGATTAATAGTTAAATTAAGTTCTTTATCATTTTCAGGATTAGCTTTTACCGCACTAAGCATTGCTGTTAAATTCGGTATTTTACTGAATGCAGCAGCAGGCATTTTACTATTCATGTCATACATGAATTTGTTAGATAAATTCTTTTGCGCATTATAAACTGCGTTATTTATAGAATCTGCTGCAACATCTAAACTAATATTCCCTGTTATTTTTTCTCCTAAAGAATCTTTAACATTATCCATTACACCGGTTATTTTTTCTCCAAATGATTCAAAGTGTGTTACTACTTTATCAGTCATATTGGATACATTACTGAATAACGGCTGCATCAATGTATTATTATTGGCAGAATCCATTGCGCTTTCTAATGTAGTAAACGCAGATTTTGCTAAATTTGTAGCAGCCGAAACAACTGTTTTAACAGATCGGTTAATACCTACCGCCAAACCACCGCCAAAATGAATACCTATTTTATCCCGTACCTTACGAGATGGAGAACGAACGTCAAGCCATCTTTTCGCGGCCTCAAATGCCATAGATGCTAATCCACGCGCAGCACTAGCAGCTAAACCGCCACCACCACTAATACCACGAGCAAATCCAGATGCAAAGTGACTACCCAAACTATACGTATCGGAGCCTTGTAGTCCAGATTCACCGCTACTCTTCACTTGGTTACCCGAATTTCTTGCATTTCCACTTTGTGACCCTAAGCCACGCGCAAAATCAGCTCCCCCTTTAACACCAAACGGCGAACCATTTATAGTATTGAAACCAGAGTGTGCTGCTCCTACATTACCTTGCGCATTACCTTGAGCGTTTCCACGTTGAGAGCCAATTCCTTGCGCAAACTGGTTACCACCTTTTTGCCCCGCAGGATTGCCGTTTACCGCATTGAATCCTTCATGAGCGGCAGCTATACTATCTAGAGCGCTCCCTTTAATATATCCGCGTTGAGACATAATTCCGCCTGCGAAATCAGCTCCACCTTTACTACCGCCACCACCATCAGAAGTACCAGCCAAAGTACTTTCTACACTACTTCGCGTTTGCGCTGCTGCGACGGACGGTTGCGGATTTCCTGCAAGTCCATTCCCTAATGTAGTTGAAATATCCGATCCAATTTGTGTAGCGTCCAATTTGGCGCCATTACCGATTAATAGTGCAATAGCTTTGGCAGCAGTTTCTGCATCGATTTGTTTACTCTGCATACCTAAGATTAAGGATTCTACTGTAAATGTACCTTCTGCTCCAAGATCAGCCTTGGCATTACTTTTTATATCTAATCCAATCAGCTGTGCAGCTTGTGTTACAGAAATGGCCCCAATATTCATTCCGTTTACAAGCGTCTGCATACCAGCTTGCCCTTCTGCAGTAGCATCGATTTTCACACCGTTTTTCACTTGTTGTTGGAAGTATTGGAATACAGTGTCGAATGATAAAGTCCCATTTTTCAGACCTTCCATCCATGTTCCGATAGACATTTGCCCATAAATACCAAGATCAATATTAGTATCATTAGCAAGTTTTACGCCTAACGATGACTTGATTTCAGAAGTGTCTTTTCCTATAAGCCCTTGTGTAAAGGTCTGCATAGAAGACATTCCACTTTCGGATAAATCCACTTTATAAACGTCTTTTAGTTTATTGGCGTTCGCTACTGCTACATCACTTGCTTGTAACTCGCCACTTTTCAGTTTGTCAACGAATGATTTAACTGTAAACGTACCAGCAGGACCTAAATCAACTTTCATTTTCCCATCAATTTCTTTAGCCATTGTTTCAGCTAACATAATTGAGGATTTAGTTCCCTTAGAAAGCTCTGCAGTATATTGATTTAAATTTTCAATCTTGTCTCTGCCGTATTGTTTTTCATAGTTTGCAAGCGCATCTTTATGAGCCTTTTCGGCTTTATCTTGCTCACTATTAAAACGATTCATTGCTTCGCCGTAAGTTTCTGCGCCAAATAAGAACTCTTTATATTTTTCATACCAAGCAGCTTTTTCTAACTCTTTTTTACGAGGATTTGCAAGAACAAGCGCAGCATCTTCCGCTTTTAAATTATTCTCTAATGCTTTTGTCCCTTCGTTACGGATACCGATTAAATCCATAACATGTTTTTTCTCGTATAAATCAATAGCATCTAGTGTAGCTTTTCGATCACCATCGTTTATTTTTCCTAACTTGTATTCTTTTTCTATCCTTTCACGCATATCATCAGTTTGCTTAGTTAAACCATCCATACCTTCTTTAAAGGTAACCATGATTTCACCAAATTGCTTTTTACCTGCTTCTACACTTAACATACCACCTTTAGTGATACTGTTTGCTAAACCGGTAAGTTGACTCGCTTTATCATAGAATAACTTGATATTATTATCGGCAACTGACATCGCTTGTTGATATTGAGCTGCAAAATCTTTCGGCATTTTAGAAACATCACCTTGATATTTCTGTACACCTTCCATTAATACTTTATTTGCAGTTCTTGCTGCATCAATTTGCTTATTGATGGAGTCAACAATATTATTCTTAACGGTTTCTAAAGTTTTTTGTGCACCCTCTGGGACAACCCCCATTAATTGGGCAAACATTACTTCAAATTGACCTTTTTTACCGTCTAACTCTTTAATGACTTCATTTGTCATCTCTTGGAACGCTTGAATTGTTTCATTTTTTGCTTTTTCTGCTTCTTCACCTGTACTACGACGCAATTCCATCATGTGAGTGATAGCTTTATCTTTTAAATCTTGGTAGTGTTGTGCGCCCTCTGGAACTTTTGAAAATGCTCCTGTTAACTTCCCTACACCTTCAATTGTACTAGCAATCATACCGCCGAAAATTTCAGCGAATGGTTTGATGCACATTACCATGAAATCAACTACACCTGCAAGCGCGTCACCCATTTGACGCCATACACTTACAGTTTTTTCGCTGTCACTGGATACAGAATTGAACCCTTGTGAAAATGCTGATTTTATTTGT